AGTAGCGTCGGCCCCTAGAGCAAACCATCACCGGAAGCGGCGCCGCGCGCGCCGCTTTTTGATTCCGCGCGTCGCGCACTGGAGACATGCCCATGTCGCTTTCCGCCGTTCCGTTTAACAACGTGCCGTCGAATATCCTCGTTCCGTTCTTTTGGGGCGAGTTCAATTCCGGCGGCTCGCCGTTCGAAAATATCCCGCGGCCGCTCCTGGTCGGCCAGAAGACCACCGCCGGCGCCGCGCCGGCCGGCGTGCCATATGGCCCGATCATGTCGCATGCCGATGCGATCGTGCAGTTCGGCCCGACGTCGATGCTGGTCGGCATGTATGATGCCGCCTCGAAAGCGGCGCCGCTGCAGCCGTTTTGGGCGCTGCCGATCGCCGATCCCGCCGGCTCCGCCGCGGCCGGCAACATCGTCTTTACCGCGCCCGACGTGACCGGCGCCGCCGTGCTTTATGTGTGCGGCCGCAAGGTCGCGTTTCAGGTCAATGCGTCGGATACGGCCTCGATCGTCTGCAGCAATGCTGTCGCGGCGATCAACGCACTGTCGGCCACCGGCGCCCCATCGGGCTCTAACGTGCCGATCGTTGCCGCGGTCGACGGCACCAATCCGGCCAAATGCAATTTGACGTGCGCGCATATCGGCACGGTCGGCAACGGCATGGAGGTCATCGTCGCAACCGACCAGGCGAACGTCCTGACCGGCACCAACGCCGTCATAACGGCGCTTGTCGGGGGCACCGGCGTGCCCGATCTGTCGGCGCCGCTCGCCGCGCTCGGCGATCAGACCTACGACTGGATTGGCGCGCCTTATGTCGACACCGCGTCGCTCAACAGCGTGCGGGATTTTTTGTCTGACCAGAGCGGTCGGTGGTCGCCGGCGCAGCAGCTTTATGGCCACTACACCACTGCCTATCTGGGCCAGACGTTGTCGACGCTGGTGACGTTCGGCAATGGCCGCAACGATCAGCACGTCACCATTTTCGGCGGCTTCGGCTCCGGCGCTTCGCCGACGCCGCCTTGGGAGGTCGCGGCCTCTCTGGTCGGCATCGAGGTGCTGCACCTGGCGAACCCGCCCGAACTGTCGCGGCCGTTGCAGACCCTGCAACTGCCTGGCGTGTTGCCGCCGCGCGATCAGACGACGTGGTGGACAACGACGGAGCGCCAGGCGCTCTATTCGGATGGCATCGCCGGCGGCAAGGTGAATGTTGATCAAACCGTGCAGATCGACCGCATGGTGACCACCTATCAAAAAACCGCGCCCGGCGTTCCCGACCAGACGTTTCTCGATATCGAAACCATGGCGCAGGGCATGTTCACCATGCGCTATCTGCGAACGGCGGTCACCGACGCATGGGGCCGCGCCGCGTTCGCCGACGAGAATCCCGACAACCTGCCCAATCTCGCTACGCCGGCGGCGCTCGCCAACACGTTGCGCTTTGCTTATAACGATCTGGTCGCGCTCGGCGTCGCGCAGCATCCCGAACTGTTCTCAAAATATGTGGTCGTGCAGCGCAACCTGCTCGATCCCGACCGGGCCGATGCGTACATCCCGGAGAACATGGTCGGACAGTTGCGCGTGTTTGCCGCCAATGTGACGGCGTTCCGCAGCTACACGTCGCCCGGCGGCTCTCCGCTGGTGCCGAGCGCGCCGGGTTTCGGCGGCAACTAATCAAACAAACATCAAGGAGCGGCCGCCGCGCCTGGCGCCCGCTCTTTTGTGTGCTCGCGCGCCGCGCGCGTAGTCGCGGCTTTTTTCGAACAAACAAGAGAGTCCGATGGCTAACGAGGTTCAGGGCCAGTTTGGCGGCCGCGTCTCCTTCACTTTCGGCCAAAATTCCTTCACGCTGGCGGAGGCCGAGGTCAAACTGTCGCCGGCGGTGGTCGAATATTCGGCCAAGGCCAACCAGGACGGCTCGGCGGCCTACGAGGGCAAGCCGTCGTTGGTTGCGGCTGAGTTCGATTTCCGCAATGTCGGCGACGTCGACTGGAGCGCGCTTATGTTCCAGATCGGCGATGTCACGATCGCCGAACTGGACAACGGCCGCCAGCATCTGTTCACCACCACCCGCTTTGTCGGGAAGCCCGAGGTGAACGTGTCCACCGGCGAGGTGAAGGGTCTTAAGATCGAGGGCGGAAAATATCAGTTCATTGCCAGTTCGTAACGTGCTGCAGCTTCGCGCGGTGTAGGCCGCCCTTCAATGGGTAAACACTTAAAGCGGCCGTTGGCGGGGCCGCGCCGCGAAGCTGATCCGCCGTCGTCATCTGAAATTAAAAGCCGGAGATTTCTATTATGAGCGCAACCGACAAAGGTGCCGCCAAGGCGACGCCGAAGCTTGAAATTACCGATGCGGTTATCACGCTGGTGCATCCGGTCGAAGGGCACCACGGCCTGGTCAAGCAAATCGCATTGCGGCCGCCGGTGTTTCGCGAGGTCATGAATTTCGGCGAGCCGTCGTCGCGCGGTTATCAGCGCACCGGCGATGTGGTCTATGTCGCCGACAATTGGGATGTCATTCGTCAATACGCGCAGGCGCTGTTGCGCCATCCGCCGGTCGGTAGCACCGAGCCGCGCCTCGACGCGATCCTGCTCGAAAATCTGTCGCTGGAGGACACGCTGCAAATCAAGGAGGCGATCACGAGTTTTTTTACGGTCGCCGGATTGATATTATCCGGCAAAACGTCGACCTCCTAGTTTTTCACCTGAAAATCATTGATCCGGTGCGCGCCGGCGATCTCACATTTACCGAGATCGATTATTGGATTGCGCGCGGCGTTGCTAATAAACTCCTGAAATAGGCGGCCCGCCCATGGCGCGCATCATCCAGGCCGAAGCGCGAATAACCGCCGTCGACGCCACCGGCGAGACATTCGCGGCGATCGCCCAAAAGGTGCGCGGCGTCACGTCGGCATTCAAATCGCTGGGCGGCATTTCGACGTCCGGCATCGGTCGGCTCGATCGCACGGTCGGCCGTCTGCAGCACACCATGCGAATGGTGTCGCCGGTTGCCTCCGGCTTTGCGGCGGCCGAGGGCGCGCGCGGTCTGTCCGGGCTTATTCACGAAACCGTCAAGGCGACCGCCGATCGCGCGCACGAGCGGGTTCGCATGGACGTTTCCGGCATGTCGGCCGCGGAAATCGACGAGGCCGAGCAAGTGTCAGGCGACTTGTCGCAGCGCTATAAGGCGCTGTCGCAGACCACGATCATGCACGCGCTCCGCAACATGCGGGCGATCGTCGGTACCTATGAGGAAGCCGGCAAGATTTTGGAGCCAATCCTCAAGTTGCGCGTCGCCGCGATGGGCGCGCATCCCGAACGGGCGGCCGAACTGGAGGAAGATTTCGACAAGCTTGTTAAGGGCATGGAGATCAAGGGCGTCACCATGGACCCTGCGAAATTTACCTCCTACATGCAGGGCATGGCGAAAGCCATCAACGTGTTCGGCGATACGCTGCGCCCGACCGACTATTATGAAATGTTTAAGTATGGTCGGCAGTCGACGCAAAACCTGTCGCAAAAATTCATGCTCGAAACCGCGCCAACTCTGGCGCAGGAACTTGGCGGCTCCAGCGCCGGTAAGGCGATGTCGAGTTTCTATCAGGCCATCGTCGGCGGCCGCATCAAACAACAATCGGTCAAGGAACTGGAGACGCTTGGCCTGATCGTTCCCGATCGCGTCGTGCGCACCAAGACCGGCTCGATCAAGGGGTTGATGCCCGGCGGCGTCAAGGGTTGGGAATTGGCGGCGTCAGATCCGTATGCGTGGGTCAATAACGTGTTGCTGCCCGCGCTGCACGCGCACGGCATCAGTTCGCCGCAGGCCGTTCAAGCCGTCATCGGTACGATCTTTCAGCAGGCAACCGCCGCGCAGATGGCCGGCATCTTCGCTACCCAGCAGCCGCGGATTCAAAAAGACTGGAACCTGGTGCACGGCGCCAAGGGTCTTGAGGCCGCCGACGCGTTCCAAACAAAAGACCCGTTCATCGCCATGCAGGGTGTGACGGAGCAATTCAAAAATCTTTTGGCGATCGCCGGCGGTCCGCTCGCCGAGCCGGCGGCGAAAGGCCTTAACGATATCGCGTCCGGCCTGGTCGCGCTCGAAAACGCCGCCAAAGGGCATCCGGTTATGGCCGCCGGCGGCCTGCTCGCCGCGATCACCGGCGCCGGCTATACCGCCTATAAGCTGTCGACCGCGGCGCTTGGCGGTTTGTTCAAGCTTGGCCGCGCCGCCGCCGGCGGCGCCGGCGCAACCGCGGTCGAGGACTTGTCGGCCGAGGGCGCCATCAAGGCGATGCAGGCCGCGCAACTCGCCGACGCCGGCGCGGCCGGCGCCGGCTGGCTTAGCTCCGCGCTGTTGCCGCTGTCGCTATTGCCGGCGGCGGCCGCCGGGTCGATTTGGGCGGGCGGTAAGGCGCAGCAGATTTTTGGCGACGTCGACGTCGGACAAAAGACCGGCTCGTTCGCGCCTGGCGTCGGTTACGTGCCGTCCTCATTCCCGAGCCTGTCGCCCAACATTCCCAAGCCCGAGGTGAAAGGCAGCGCCGACCTTAACGTCAACGTGCAGGTTGAGCCGTCCGACAGTTTTATTTCGCGCATCGTCACCGCGATCGAGAATCGCATCAACGCCTTCGGCGCGCTTGGCAACGAGCCCGGCACCGGCGTCGGCACCGCGGGTTCCACCGGGCTGTCCATGCCGCCGGCGGCGCCGGCGCCGTAGTAAAAGGAAGGAGGCCGGGACCGTGACCGATGACGTTGAAACTCATCCAGTGCAGGTCCACTGGCGGCATGGCATGGCGGCCCACGCGCCCAAGGTCGTCACCATGCGCGCCTATGAGGTCTATTGCCATGTGTTTGGTGAGCAGAAGGCTTTAGTTACCGGATGGTGCCGCGGCGGCTTCGGTCTCGGTGAGTTAACGGCGTTCTTGTACGCGCGGTCGTTTCCGAAAGAGGAATGGCGCAATCGCTTCGATGAGGCGCTACGCGGACTTAAATTGCCCTAGCGGAGAGGGAGAAAATTTCTTGAGGTATTTTTGTTGGTTTGGGCGCCATAGGCGGCAAAGCTATTGGGATGCCGAGGCGTCATCCCGAACGTTCTATTGCGCTCGCTGCGGCGTGCCGCTCGGCTTGGAGGCAGCGTGGCGCTTAACATCAACGTCCAGGTGAAGGTCGACGACGAGCACTTCAACGCGTCGACGTCGACCAAAATCCGCAACGACATTGCGCTCGGCGATCCTGGCCCGAACGATCGGGCCACCGGCCTCGACGATCTGCAGGGCGACCTGGCGTCGTTTGGTCCGGATGACGGCGTCGGTCGCGCCATGCGCGGCACACAGCTGCACGATTTGAACGGGGGGTCCGAGCGCGGAGAGTGGCCGCGCGCGCATTCGACGCATCCGCATGGGTCGGCGCCCGGTGCGCCGGCGCGGCATGCGCATTCTCCGGCCGGGCTCGCGCCCGTATCTCACGCGCCGCATCATCATGCGCACGGCGGCTACACGCCGCGCCCGGCGTCGCCGGCGCGCGCAAACCACACGCCAAGGCCGGCAATGCCGGCGCACCACGTGCCTGGCGCCTATACGCCGCGGCCGCCGCATGGCAGCGCGCCGCGCACCGGCTCGGCTGAGACTGATAGGGCGATCCGCGAGGCGGCGCGTGAGGGTGGCATCGACGTCAATACGATGCGCGCCATCGCTTCGATCGAGTCCGGCATGAATCCCGGATCAAACCGGAACAACCGGCACACGCAATATAAGGGGCTTTATCAGATCGGCCACAACGAGTGGGCCACATTCGGTCGCGGCGATATCTATAACGCGCACGATAACGCCATGGCGGCGGCGCGCATGTTGCGCGCGCATCGCGCGGCGTTTCGCGCGCGCTTCGGCCGCGACCCGACCGATCGCGAACTTTATATGATCCATCAGCAGGGGCTCGGCTTCTACACGCGCGGCATCATGACCAACATCCGCGGCAATGCTTATCCCCACATGCGCGGCCGCCAGACGCAGCAGTCGTTCGAAGCTGGCTGGGGGCGCGAACTGGAACGCCGCGCCGCGTTTTTCCGGGCGCGCGAACGTGCGGCGCAGGCCGCGTCGTCGTCGGCGCCCGCCGCGCCGGCCGCCGGTCGTTAAGCGGAGAAGATGATGGCCACGGCGCGGGACTATACAAAGACATCGTGGGCGGCGTCTTACAAAGGCTTTCCGTTCTACTTTGAGCGCGACGACGACGAGATCGGGCGCGGCGTCGTCGTGCATGAATTTCCGAACCGCGACACGCCGTTCAACGAGGACTTGGGCGCCAAGGCCGTCTATTTCTCCGGCTCGGCTTATATCACCGGCGACGACGTCGATACGCGGGCCGCCGCTTTCAGGGCGCTGTTCAGCGCGCCTGGTCCCGGCATCCTGGTTGTGCCGCTGTTAGGGCCGGTGCTCGTTCGCGGGCTTACCTGCAAGCGGGTTTCTGAAAAGGACCGGCTCGGCCGCGTCGCCTTTGATGTCCGCTTCGTGCAGGAGGGCGCGTCGACCGCGCTCATTTCTGTTCCGCTGCTCAATCAGACCGCGGCGACGGCTTCGGCGACGCTCGCCGCAGCAATCGTCGCCGCGTCGACGTCCATTCTGGCGATCGCCGGTCAGCCGGAGTTTGTCGCGGCGGCGGCTGCGGATGAGGTGCAGGCCGGCGCCGCAATGATCGATGCGGTCCGCACGTCGAATCCGGTGGACGTCGCCGTCTCTGAAACGGTGGCGGCGCAAATCCGGGCGATCGTGACGGCGGCGCCGTTGTTGCTCGATCCGGACGGCCCGGCGACGGCAGATGTCGCCGCGCTCGCCGCCGTCATGAATACGCCGGCGCCCGCCACGCCGGCCGCGACCGTGGCGCCCGAAACCGGCATCGCGGCGATCGCCGGCGCCATCGTGCAGGCGGCCGTGACGCTCGGCGCCGGCATGTCGCCGCCGGCGGCGCGCGGCGCCATGGCGAGCCTGATCGATTTCTACGCGCCGGAAACCGCCGCGGCGATCGACGATGCGCTGTCCGCCAACGCGCAAACGGCGGCGCAGAATGTGCTTGGCGTGCATCAGTTGGTGCGCCTGGCGGCGCTCACCGCGTGGGCCAATGCGCTGATCGGCGTTATCTACACCGACCGACCGCAGGGCGTGACGGCGCGCGCCGAGGCCGCCGAGCGGTTTGAAATCGAATTGAACAACTGCCCCGGCGCCGCGTTCGCCGGGCTCTATATCGCAATTGAAGCGCTGCAGGGCGGCGTCGTCGCCTATCTGACGCAACTGATCGCCAACCTGGCGCCGGTGGTGACGGTTGAGGCGGCGACGTCGCTGCCGTCGCTGGTGTGGGCCTGGTCGCTTTATCAGGACCCGACGCGCGGCGTCGACCTGGCGCTGCGCAACGGCGTTCGCCATCCGTCGTTCATGCCGCAAACGTTCGACGCGCTCGCGCCTGGTTACAAGGCGCCCGGCATCTTGACCGCGTGGCCGGCGCCGCCGCTCTGAGGGTTTTGTTGTCATGGGGCCGGAATTAGTCACCGTCTCTGCCGGCGGCAGCTTGTGGTCGGCGTTCGAGCGGGTCGCCGTCGCGGCCGGCGCCAACGAGGCCGCCCGCAGCTTTTCGCTGGCGATCGCCGCCGAGAATGGTCCTAGCGCGGCCGCCTGGACGTTCGCTTGCGGCACCGAGGTTTCGATTTTCGCCAACGGCGATTTGCTGGTCACCGGCTACGTCGACCGCTATCAGCCGAAATTGAGCGAAAAAAATCAGGCAATCATTCACGTCTCAGGCCGCAGCAAGGCACAGGACGCGGTCGACTCGTCGGCGATTCACCCGACCGGGCATTTTGAAAATCAAACGCTGCTGCAGATCGCGCAGACCCTCGATCTGTTCGGCATCGGCTTTAGTTCGGACCAGCAGCTAAACCAAATTCCGTTTTACCACATCACGCCGGGCGAGACGGTGTTCCGCGCTATCGAAAAGCTGGCGCGCCAGCAGGGCGTTATTCTGATGGGGCAACCGGACGGCTCGGTCATCATCACGCGCGCCGGCTCCGGTCAAAACTCGCCGCTCATCGAGGGCGTCAATTGCAAGGCGCTGGAGGCGGATCACAATTGGGCCGGCCGGCACTCGCATGCCATCGCGCGCGGCCAGCGGCCGATCGGTACCGGCACCGATAATTTGCAAATCGAGGAGCAGGCCCAGGACGGCGCCGTGTCGCGTTACCGGCCTGTCGTCGTGGTGCTCGACGACGATACCGATACGCAGCGCGCCCAGCAGGCGGCTAACTGGCGCCTGGCGCGCGAAGCCGGCCATTCGCTCAAGGCGCATATTCAGACGCAAGGCTTTCATGATGACGGCGGTCAATTGTGGGCGCCGGGCAATCTGACGTTTGTCGACAGCGACTTTCTCGACATTCATCAGACCATGGCGATCGAGCGCATCCAATATTCGCAGGCGCGCGGCCCAGGCTCGATCGCTCATATCAGTCTGTGCGATCCGCAGGCGCTCGGCGGCAAGGGCGGCGGCGCCGGCACGTCTAACAAGGCCTGGTCGACCAAGTTCAAGAGCGAGTGAAGATGTCTTATTCCTGGCTTCGTCATTCGCTGGAAAACAACGACGGCGTTTTAGGAACGCTACGCCGCGCTCTTATCACGGCGGTCGACGACTCCGGCGACCAGCAACTCGTCAACCTGCAGGCGCTGGCGAAAGACTTTCCGCAGAAGATCGTTCGCATCCTGCCGCACGGCTTTTCGTCGAATCCGCCGCAAAACTCGGAGGGCGTTCTTAAATCGCTCGGCGGCCGCTCCGATCGCGGCATGTTCATCGGCGGCGAGCACAAGCAATATCGCCAGAAGAATTTGAAGCCCGGCAATGCCGTTCTGTACGACGATCAAGGCAACATCGTCTTTATGCAGAGCGGCACCGGCATCACCGTGTCGGCCAAAAAGGGCCAGGTCGTTGTGCAAACGCAGGGCCAGCAGATCGTCGTCAATCCGAACGGCGCCAATGTGTATTTGGGCGGCGATCCGAGTAAGGACGGGTTTTCCAAGGTCCTGACCGTCGCCGGGCCGTCCTTCAACGTGTACGCCAAAATCTAGCGCGGTTCGCCGATGCCAGAATATTTGATCCGCTCGCAGGAGGGCTGTTCGCCCGATCCGTTCCTGCTGTGGGACTCCGTCCTGATCGGAATTGAAGGCGGCACCGATTTCGTTTGCGATTGGGCGCTGGCGGCTCCGCCGCACAACGCATTGAACGCCGGCGGCCTGCAGGCCGTCGCCGAACTGCAGACCGCGGTGTTTCTGCTGCTGTTCACCGATGCGTTCGTGCCGCCCGATCATCCGCTTGCTTATTTGGCCGATGGCATCGCCGCCGGCTTTTGGGGCGACGGCATCGACGTTCGCGCCGACTTGAACGAGCAGCCGCTCGGCTCGTTTCTTTGGTTGCTGGAGCGTGCGCCGCTGCAGGCCGCCGGCATGCCGATCGAGTACTGGGCCGAGGTGTTCGCGGTCGAAGCGCTGGCGCCGCTGAAGGCGCAGGGCGCCGTCGTCGAGATCGACGTGTCCGCCGTCGCCAACACGCTGATGAGCCGCGTCGAGTTGTCGGTGCAATTGTATGGCCGCGACGGTGCCGCGGTTTACGACGGCCGCTTCGATCTCGCCTGGCGACAGTTGGCTTAGGGAAAACACAAAATGCCGTTTCCGATTCCGGCGCTCGCCGATCTTGTTCAGCGGGCGCGCTCGGGTTTTCGCACCTATCTTCCGGGCAGCGATGCGTGGATGTGGCCGAATAATCTTTATGCTTCGGCAAAGGTCATCGGCGGCGCGGCATTCGAGATTTTCGGGTTCGCCGACTACATTCAAAAACAAAAGTTCGCCATTACGGCGGACGGCGAAAATCTCGATTTGCATGGCGCCGAGTTCGGCCTGGCGCGGCGCCCGGCATCGCCGGCGGACGGCAATGTCATCTTTACCACGACGGATGCGATCGCCGTCGACGCCGGTGCGCAACTCGCGCGGACCGATGGTGTTGTTCTCATCGCCCAACAGGCCGGCACGCTCAATGGCGCCGGCAACTTGACGATTGCCGTTGAGGCGGCGAGCGGCGGCCTCAATACCTCGACGGCCGCCAACGCGCCGTTGGCCATTCTGTCCGGTGTCAGCGGGCCTGGCGCGTCGACCGCGCTTGTCGCCGTCGACTCCAGCGGCCTTACCGGCGGCCTCGATATCGAGCCGGATGGCGAGCCCTACACCACCGACCTGTCAACCTATCGCGGCCGCATCCTGTTTAGGAAGCGCAACCCGCCGTTCGGCGGTTGTCCGGCGGACTATGTGCAGTGGGCCACCAACGTGACCGGCGTCACGCGCGTGTTTGTTGAGCGCAACTGGAACGGCCCCGGCACGGTTCGCGTGTTTCCCATCATGGACGATCTGTTCGCCGCCGCCGGCGGCGTTCCCGGCGCCGCCGACATCGAACGCGTGACCGAATATCTGGCGAGCGTGCAGCCGTCCGATGCTCTCGTTACGGTGCAGGCGCCGGCGCCGGTCATCGTCAATCTGACCGTGCAGGGGCTCAATCCGAACACGGCGCCGGTGCGCAATGCCGTGCAGGCCGAGCAGGCCGCCGCGTTTCGCCGGCTGTCGCGGGTCGCCGGCGGCGATACCTATTTTTCTTCGATGCCCTATCTCGCCTATCCGGCGGCCTATGCGCTGCAATGGCTTTGGGGCGCGCTCAATGACGCGATCGGCGAACAGAGCGCCGTGCTGGTGTCGCCGGCCGCCGACGTTGTGCTGGAGCCGGGCCAGTTCCCGGTGCTCGGCGCCATTTCGTTTGAATAGGGCGCGCCGCAATGACGACGTGTTCGACGGCGGCGCCGGCGCCGCTGCAATGCCCGACGCTGCAGCAATCGATCGAAGCCACCGCGGCGCTGTTGCCGCGCGGCCGCGCCTGGCCGGCGCGCGATCGGTCGGCGGTGGCGCGGTTTCTGGAGTGGCTCGGCGGCCTTACCGGGACGCCGGCGCCGGCTGATTATCCGCCCGGCTTTGTGCAGACCGGATTTGTCGCCGCGCTCGGCGCGGTGCGAAATTTTATCGAGACGCAACTGTGCGCTTTGCGTCTTGAGTTTTGGTGCGCGACGCAAACGCTGACCACAGATCTGTGGATGCTGGAGTACGGTCTGCCCGACGAGTGCGATCCGTTCCCCGATCTGTGCGCCAAGGTTGCGGCGCTCGGCGGCCGGCGCTGTGAACTTTATCAGAAGATCGTCGCCGACAACGGTTGGACCATCACCTGCAGCCCGGTTGAGTATTGCGTCGGCAACGGCGCGTTCGCCGGTTCTGGTTTTGCCGGAAACATCATGGTTGGCGGTCCGCCGGTCGGCGGTCACATCGTCATCACGGTCTTTCTCGCCGAGAGTCCCTCCTACGGCCTCAAACAGTCGCCGTTCCTTGCCGGCTGCGCGCTCGCCGGCATGCCGCTCACCTGTCCGCCTGAAATCGGGCCGCTGCAGTGCCTGATCGAGCGGATCGTTCCCGCCCATGTCGTCGTCAGCTATCAAACGGTGAATTGAAAATGTCGCTTGATATTCTCGGCCCCGCCTCCGCGTCCAACTCGGTTACGGCGCGTCCCACGCAAACGACGACTTATGGTGCGCTGCGCACCTGGTTTAAGGCGTGCTCCAGCCTGACCGCGCAAGACGGCACGCAAGTCACCGCGGATTGGCTCAACGATATCCTGGCGCAATTCCGCACGGCATTCGATAATGCCGGCATCGTCGAAGACAACGGCGACGATATGCTGTGGCGCGCCATCCAAACAATCGGCATTCGGTGGGGTGTCGACGCCGGCACGCCGAACGCGCTTGACGTGACGTTCGGCTTGACGATCTCGGCGCTTGCCGTGCCGCTTTACATGGCGGTCGTGGTCGGCAACACCAACGGCGCCGCGGCCACCATCACGATCCGGGACGGCGCCGGCCATAATTATGGCCCGCTGCCGATCGTCGACAACACCGGCCAGCCGCTCGGCGCCGCTTCGCTCGTCAAAAGCCAAATTGCGCTTTTGATGCTGTTGCCAGGCGTGACGCAGGTTCAGTTGATGAACCCCGCCGTTCGCGTCCTGCAACAGGTCGCTAATTTCTATGTCAACGGGGCAACGGGAAATGACACTTACGACGGCACCGCCGCCGTCGTCGGCGGCGGTCATGGGCCGTTCCAGACCATTCAAAGAGCCGTCGCGCAGACGCAGCTCTACAATATGAATGGTTACGACCAAAACATTTTCGTGGCGGACGGCTCCTACACCGGGCCGGTGAACTTGCCGCAAACCAACGGCGCCGGTGCGGTCAATATCATCGGTAACGTCAACGTTCCGGCAAATTGCCAGGTGACGTCGACCGGCGCGCAAGGCTCGGCATTCGCGCAGACCGGAGGCAATTATTACGTTACGGGTTTCCGCCTGGCATCGGGCGCCACCGGCGATTATGGGTTCGGCGCGAGCGGCGGCACGGTGCTGCTCGGCAATCTGCAATTTGGGCCATGCGGATTAGCCCACATCGCGGCGTCCAATTCGGGCACGCAGATTACGCTCAATGCCGGCGCGCAGATCACGATCGAAACCGGCGCTAACACCTCTGTCGGTCATATCTGGCTCGCCGCCAACGCCGGCCTTAATGTACCTAATCCGCCCGGGCCGAGCGGCTATCCCAAGGTCACAATCAATGGCTCGGTGTCGCTCGGCACCTGGGTTACGGCCAATCAGCTTGGTCAGGTGCAGTTGGTTTACAACACCATCACCGGCGCCGCGAACGTCACCGCCTCGAAATTCAACGCTACGCTCTGCGGCATCATCCAAACGCTCGGCGGTGGCACCAGCTATTACCCCGGCAACACCGCCGGCGCGACGTCGCTTGGCGGCGAGTGTCAATAAATCCGCGCCGGGGCCACCAAACAAACAAACCCTAAGAGGCAAACATGGCGGACGGTAAATTTCCGAATGACTGGTATTGGGCGGTTGCCGGCAGCACCGCGCAGGTGTTTTCGTCTGCCCGCGGCATCTATGTTGCGGCCTCGGATGCGGATTATGCCGCCTGGCAGGCGCTCGGCTATCACGCGGTTAATATCGGCAGCGAGCAGGAATTGCTCGCGGTGCTCGCCGCCCACGGCCTGGTCGCACAGATCCCGGCGGCGCTTGGCGCCTATGCGCAGCAAAAACAGGCGGCGCTCGCCGCCGGCGGCGTATCGGTCAATGTCGGGGCGCCAAGCGCCCCGATCAATGTCGAGGCCTCGACCGATCCGACGTCGCTCATTCTGTTGCAGGGTGCCTATACGTTGGCGCAGGCCAATTCCCAGGCGGCCTTTAGTTGGGTGCAGGAGAACGGCACGGCCGTGACGCTCACGTCGGCGCAGATCGCCACCGTCTTCAATGCTGTTACTGCGTTTATGCAGGCGACCTTTACAACGCTCGCCGGCGTGCTCGCCGGCATCGCCGCCAATCCGCCGACCGTTACCACGCGCGCGCAGGTCGATACGCCGCCGGCGCCGATCCCGGCGTGGCCCGAAAACTCCTAAAGCTTTTTCCACGATCCAACAAAATCCACCCTAGCCGTCCTTTGGCAACTCGCGCGCAAGCGGGTTGGCGGGCGGCGCTTGCGCGCGAGGTAAGAAAATGTCGGTTACGCCAAACAACATCATCATTTACGGGTCGGCCAATATGCCGGAGGTCGACGGCGCGACGGTCGGCGGCGCAATCGATCTGACCAAGCGCGTTGCGTTCTATGATATTCCGGTCACCGGCGCCGTCGACGTGGTGTCGTCGTCGGCCGCCGATGTCGCCACCAAGATTCAAGTCATGGGCCGCGACGGCACCGGCGCGTTGCAGACGCCGGCGGCAATCACGCTGACCGGCACCACCGTCATCGCCAATGCGTTCGGTGCGCAGCAATTCCAGCGGCTGCTCGCCGGCGTCATTACCGGCGGCGCCATCGCCGGCCTGGTCAATCCCGGCGGCACCGCCGCGGTCGGCGATGTTGCCGTCATGGCGCACACGCGGGCGATTGCCGGGCATACGGCGCAGGCCGGTTCGGCGAACACGTCAGGCGTGACGCCGCCGCTGTTCAAGCTGCAGGCCGGCGATGGTGCCACTATCGGCGCGTTGACCAATGCGGGCTTAGGCCTGATCGTCCGCATTACCGGCGGCACCGGCGTTGGGCAACTGCGCATGATCGTCGCGCAGTACGCGGCCGGGGCCTACGGCTCTGATATTATCGCCGTCAATCGCGATTGGGGCACGCTGCCCGACGCGACGTCGACATACGATATCGCCTACGGCTTTTTGTTCGACATTGCGCCCAATCCCGTTACGGCGATCACCCGGATGTTTGTCGGCGCCGCGGCCGACATTCCCGGCGGGGCGGCCCGCGTGTTCTATGAAAAGGTGTTCGCGCTTAACACCAACGGCGCGACGTCGCTGCTGTCTGCGGCGATCGAGGTGCTGTCGGAGTCGCCCGCGCTCCCCGCCGGCGCCACGCTCGATCTCGCGCTGTGCAAGGCGCTCAACGATACCGCGACCGCGGCCAACCGGCAGACGCTGCCCACCAACCAGGATACGTCGGCGCTGACTTTCGTGGTGCAGCCGGCGACCATCAATGTGCCGACGCCGGGCAACCTGCCGGCCGGCAATGCCGCGGCCGATGCGGAAGGCTTGTGGCTGCGGCTTACGCTGAATGCCGGCACGGCGACCTACGACGGCTCTGCGGTGCTGCGCACGACGGGGTCGACCGTCTAACAAAACAAAATATTTTGCACGCGGCCTGCTCGGGTTGGCCGCGTGATTTTTTCGGTGCGGAGCGACTATGGCGCGACTGCTCAATCGGTGCGGCTTTGTTGCAGCGTCAAGCGGCAGCGGAGACTATGTTGTCTCCACGGCTGCACTTGGTTGCCGCACTCCCGCCGCGGCCGGAGCGATCGACGGAGGGTGTTATACTTATTACGCGCAATCGGCGGACCTGACACAGTATGAGTGGGGGATCGGTATCTACGCCGCGTCGACAACCAAATTGGCGCGGACCAAAATCTTAGGTTCGACCAGTGGCGGCGCCGCCGTCAGTTTCACGCAAGCGCCGACCGTGAAGCTCGACGCGCTGGCCGAAAATATTGTGACGGGCGGCCCGCAACAGGGGCGGCTCGTTTACGGCTCCGGTAACAACACGGTTTTATTTGTGCCGTTCGGTGGCGATCTGGTGCAGATCGCCGGCGTGCTTTACCGCATCCCGTCCGCCGGTGTTCCTGGAACGACTTTCAGCGCGTCTTATAGTTTTCTTAATGGCGTCAACAACAGTAATCTGGTGCTTGAGACGTTGTATTATGTTTACGTCTTCAATAACGGCGGGACGCTGGCGCTCGATTTTTGCTCCACGGGCCATGCGACCGATACGACCGAGGGCAATGTCGGCGTCGAGATTAAAAGCGGCGACAACTCCCGAACCCTCGTTGGCATGGTCTATACGGGAATCCACGCGGTTGCGGAGTTTGAAGACACTCCAGCTACGCGGAATGTCGCCTCGTGGTTCAATCGGCGCCCGCGTCAAATAGCGGGCACTGCAACTTCCGGCGCGACAACCAGTTCGACGTCGTCGTGGGCTGAATTAAATTTCAATGACAGGGCTTATTTTGTTTGTTGGGGCGACTCTGACCCGTTGTCCTTTATTGGCGGTTCGGCTTCTAATTCAACGTCCGCCAATCAAACGGTTTATGCCGCAGTCGGCATCGACGGTACGACGACGCTCGGCGCCGAGGGTTCGATCACGCCGCCGGCCGCCAATGCCGGGTGGGGCATTCCGAATGTCGCCGGCGTTTCGCTGGCGGAGGGCGCCCACTATTTTACCCCGCTTGGTTTGGTGACTGGCGGCACGGGTAGCTACTACGTGTCTGCCGGAGGGATGATCTTTATATGATCAAGATCGGACCCACCTTCGCCGCCGAACTGGCCGCCGCCGGGCTTGGCGGCTTGCCGTGCTCATGGTGCCCCGACGGCACTGTCAACGTCGCGCAATTGTCGGCGGCGCAGCAGCAGATTTTTCAACAGGTTCTTGCGGCGCACGATCCAACCAAACAAGCGCCGGCGGTCGTTCCCTATCTGCAATTTCGCGCGCTGTTTACGGCTGCGGAAAATCAGGCGATCATGACGGCGGCGCAGTCTAATCACGCCGTCCTTGACTGGTTGCTGCAGGCCGCCGGCGCGTCGGTCATCAATCTTGGCGATCCGCAAACAAAGGCCGGCCTTGATGCGCTGGTCGCCGGCGGCTTGCTTGCCGCGGCCCGCGAAACTGCGATCCTTGCCAACCAGGCGCCGCCGGCGTCCTGACCGATGCTCGGATTTGGTGCGCCTGGCGCCCGGCCGCTTGGCGCGGATGGCGACGTTTTTGTCATCGTGGATGCGGGCGCGGTTCGCGGCGAGGCGACGTTGTCGGCGCGTCTCGATGCGGCCATGCCGGGAGAGGTCGCGCGCTCGCTCGCGCGTACAGATGCTGCGCCCCCGGAATTTATTGCGTTGGCGCGCAGCGACGTTTCCGCGGCGGCGGAGGCTTTTGCGAAGTTCCTGACCGATAGCCGGCTCGTTGGCGAGACGGCCCTGGCGCACTCTTTCGACCATGTGGCGATCGCTGAAATCTTGCTGACTGTTGCCGGCGATGCGGTGGCTGCTCCCGCGGCCATCGCGTTGTTCAGCGGCCGCGCCGGTGTTCCCGGCGAGAGTTCGGCGATCGTTAAGGCGCGTGACGACGTCGTGCCGGTTGAGTTCGCGCGCTCGGTTGCCGGTGATGCTGGGTCGGCGCCGGAGTTTAGGCTTATGCTCGCCGCGGACGGCACGGCGCCGATCGGCACATTAAGCGTGCATCTTGTCGTTACCGAAACGTCGACCGAGAGCGTTGTCGCCGTCGCCGGCGGCGCTGCGGCCGCGGGTGAAAATTTGCTTTTGTTGCTCGCGCCTGGCGCACCGGCGGCCGAGGCGTTGCTCGGCGAGGTCATCGCCGCCGGCGCTCCAGCCGAGGCGCTGCTCACTCAGGTCATCGCCGCTGGCGCTTCGGCCGAGGCGCTGCTCGCCGAGGTCATTGCTGCCGGCGTCACGGCCGAGGCGCTGCTCGCGGCGATCGGCGCTGCCGGTCCCGCGGCCGATACGGTGCGGTATGTGCGCCGCGATCGCGCGTTCGGCGTTGAGACCCAGGCGGCCGCGCGGCGCGACGCCGGCGCCGGCGTGGAGGCGCTTGGCCTCGACCTGGTCGACGGCGCCGCCGGCGTGCCATTCGAGGCGTTGGCGGCCGCTCGCGGCGATGCCGGTGCGCGCGACGAGGCGCTAGGGCTCGATCGTGTCGATGGCGGCGCCGGCGTGCCGTTCGAGGCAATGGCGGCCGCCGGGGGTGTGGTCGGGGCCGGCGTTGAGCACGGCGCGCAATCGGGCACCGATGCCGGCGCGGCGGCCGACAGCGGCCTGGACGTGCGTCTGGCGGCGCCGGCCGGGTTCGAGGCGCAGGGCGGCCTGGCGCGCGACAGCGGCGTTCCTATCGAACACGGCGGCCTGGTCCTTGTTCACGGCGACGCCGGCGCGGTGCTGGAGATCGGCGCTGCGCTCGCGCTGTCGTCCGGCATCCCGGCCGAATGGATTGCCGGCGTGGCGTTTACTGCGCCAGCGTTGGCCGAGGGCCTGGCGGGCGCGCTTGTCGCCGCCGGCGGCGGCCCGATCGAGGCGTTGCTGTCGGTTGCCGATGACGACGGGTCTGCGCTTGCCGCGCGGCTTGTGGTGCGCGCGCTCGCCGCCGGCGCCGGCGTCGCGCTCGAAATCGTCGGTCGCCTGGCAGCCGATGAGGCGGCCGCGCTGTTCATCGATCCGGGCGCGCCGCTATTCGCGGTCCGTGTCGCCGGCCGCACCATGCGCGTCATGCTCGCCGGCCGCGCCGCGGGCGCCGCGTTCCGCGGCAGCGATCGCGGCGAGCCGTTATCGGGTCAATCGTCCGGCGCCGCGTTCGGCGGGCATGATGGCGGTCGCGGCAAGTTCTAGGCGGCAAAGCTCTTGGGCGGCACGGTTCTAACCGGCGCCTCATAACCAAAAAAGGAAAGTGTCGCGAAATGGCCGCACTGCATCCGCTTGTCAGTTTCTATGCCGGCGACGAGTTTCAGATCGCCGGCAGTCTGTTTGACCAGGACGGCACGCCGATCGGGCTTACCGGCGCCGCCATCGAGTGGAAGCTCGCCACGCTCGATCGGTCCGTGGTGCTCGATTATTCGATCGGCGGCGGCATCGCGGTCACCGACGCGGCAAACGGCCTCATTCTGATCACGGTGTCGGAGGGCGATTCCGCAAAGCTGTCGCCCGGCCGTTATCGCGACCAGCTTCGGGTGACGACGTCGACCGGCGTTCTGTCCACGCAATGGGTCGGCTTCATCGACGTAAAACAGCCGCTTTGATTTTCCGGCGCGGTGAAAGCGCGCCGCCGTTTACGACAACAGAGGTTCTAAAAATGCGGGCCGCGATTCTCGCCACGGCATTGCTATGTTTGTTGTGCGCCGGCGCCGGCGCCGATACTGCGTCGTGCTATGGCCGCGAACACGGCCAGACGCGCACCGCAACCGGCGAAAATTATAATCCGTCGCGGTTGACGGCGGCTTATTGGTTCGCTCCGCTCGGCTCGCTCATTCGCGTTCTCAATCTGGACAACGGCCGCGCCGTCGACGTGCGCGTCAATGATCGCGGCCCGGCACACCGCCTGGTCGCGCGCGGCCGCGTCATCGATCTGTCGCTCGGTGCCTGCCGGGCGATCGGCAGCAACGGCCTGGCGCGCATCGCGCTGCGGGTCGTGGAGCAAGGCCAGGGGGCAGCGCCGTCTCATCGTGTTCGGCATCGCCGGCGCCGCCGGCGCCGCTGAAAACTCCGCGTTTGTCGCGCCGCGTTTGGGGCGCTGATCGTCGCGCGGCCGCGCTCTTTCCCGGTCCAGCTTAAGAGCGCGGCCGCCGGCGTGAACCGGGGATTTTTTGGTCATGCGGCTGACATTGGCTTGGCTCGCGGCACTGATCGTCGCCGCCGCCTGGCTTTCCGTGTTTGCGGTAGTCGCCAGTCGACCCGCGCCGGACGGCTTCCGGCAATCTGAAGCACGAGGAACGAAAATGCACGATCGTAAAGGCCGCGAACTGAAAGCGGGTGACGTGGTGCTGATCCCGATGCGGATCAAAGAGGTTTCAGCGACCGAGGATTATTGCAACGTTTCGGCGGAGAGCATCTTCGGTCGCCGCCCCGATGACGCCAAGGAATATTTCGGCGCCATTAATACCGGCGTGATGCTGCGCGCCAACGCCGGCGACGACAACGATCTTTCGGAGATCGTGGTGTCGTGAGTCCGCCGCCCGGTGGTGTCTTGTTCGCGCTGCCCGTTGAGGTGCGGCGCTGCGCCCGCAATTCCAAGCGCCTGGTCGTCGTCTCGGCGACCGGCGAGGTGTTGCTGCGCACGCTCAAAGACGGCGTGCGCGAGCAGGATACCGCCGAGCGGTTCGCGCGGGCGATGAACGAGTGGGCCGCCGACCCGGCGCGGCTCAGACCGTGGCGTTACGGGTTGTCCAAACTCAAAAGCGAGAGCGAACAATGAACAACACCATCATGATGCTCGACGTCGCCGAGGACGTCACTGCGCAACTGCCGGCCATCAAGCGCGGCGGCTATCAAATCGTCGGCGGCTATATGTCGTCGATTTCTCCCAACGGCGGCAAATGCATCACGCCGACGCGAGCGCGCGCGATCGCCGGCGCGTCGCTGCAAATGCTCTTGGTGCACGAGGGGTGCGGTGGCGTCGGCGGCCGCGGCATTTCGGCGGCCGATGGCAAGCGCGACGGCGAATTTTGTCGCGACCGCGCGCTTTATCTCGGCGCCGGCAAGCCGCCCTATCGGGTCGGCGTCTATGGCTCTGGCGCGGTCTGTGCGGCCGTCATCGGCCATGGCCTGGCAGATCTGTCCTGGGAGGCGCAGTCGCACGGCTGGGCCGGCTATGCGGCATGGCGCGCGCGCGCCGATATCGCGCAAGGCCCGGAGGGCCGCATCGCCGGCGTCGACGCTGACTCCGACCAGGCTGGCGCCGACGTAGGCGCGTTCACGCCATTCGGCGCGGCGCCGGCGAAACCGCCGTGCATCTATTTCGCCTGCGACCAGGATTTTACGCTGGCGCAGATCGCGGGGCTGGTGCTGCCCTATTTTCGTGCCATCCGCACCGCGTTCGGTCCGCTGGTCATTCCGCCGGCGATCACCGTCGCGACGGCAAATCCGGCGCCCGCGGCCGCGCCGTCCGGTTGGCTTGGCGGCTTTATGAAAAAGCTGCGCGGCATCGGGTCCTGATAGGCCCGGTCATGGCGCACTGGCCCCTAATCCTGTTTGTTTGTTTCGGCCTGGCCGTTGTGGCGCTCGGCATCTATTGGGCGTGTACGACCGACTTTTCCCACTGACGGCCCGCCGTTAACCGCGCCGGCCGGGAGCCGGTAAATCTTCCAAATAAAACGGAGTTGCTCGCAATGAAAAAGCTTGCCCTCGTGGCGAGCCGCTTTGGCTCGCCATACCCCAGGCGCTCGGCGCCGGCGCCGATAATCTTCTTGCCGGTGCTCTCGCTTATGATTCTGGTCGCGCTCACCGGCTTCGTGCTTGCGGCCGTGATGCGCGCGCCGGCGTCCGAGCCGCCGGATTTGCTCGACACCATCGTCGCGCTTTACGGGCCGGCATGCGGCGTCCTGATCGCGCTGGTCATCCTGTGCGAGCGCGTCGCCAGGCTTATTCCAAACAGCACCACGAGCCGCGTGCTCAAGGTGCTGCTGGTCATCACCACGGTTCTCGGGGTGAAAGTCCCCGACAATCAGTAAGACCGCGCGCCGCCATGGAGACCTTTCTCCTTGCGCTGGTCGCCGCCGCCATCAAGGGCGGCGCCGCCGGCGCGGCCACTTATGTCACCGGCCTGTCTCTGGACGAGTGGTTGACGTTTGGGGCTTCGCTCGCCGCGGCGGTCGAGCCCGAATTGGCCGGCAAGCTCGGCTTGCACGAGCAGTCGCCGGCCGCGTTCGTTGAGGCGTTGCTTAAGGGCATGGCCGACGAATTGCTGAACAATTCCGCGCAACGCTGGCTTTCCGCCAACGCCGACGCGGCGATGCGGTTGCGGCCCGGCATGGGGCCGCACTGATCTTTTGTAGGTGCGTTCAAACAAACGGGAGAATTGCATGACTGATACGACCACGACCGCGTCCGTTCCGGCCGCGGCGCCGGCTCCGACGAGCCTGCAAACGTTCTTCGCCGATCTTGAGGCGAAGCTTTCGGCCGACGCGCAGAAGGCGGTCGCCTTTCTCAAACAGCTTGCCCAGGCCGAGGCTTCCATTCTCGCCAAGGCCGGCTCCGGCCTGCCTATCATTATTTCGGAGTTCGAGACGCTGCTGCAATCGATCAACACCAAGTTGCCGGTGATCAACGCCTCGATCGGTGCGGTGAAGGCCGAAGCCGCCACCGCGGCGCCAAATAACACGGCGCTGCAAAAGTTGATTTCGGACGTGGAGCAAGGCGTCAACGATGCCGCCGAGGTTTCGACGGCGCTGTCGTCCGGCTCCGCTGCCGGCGACAACACCGTGGTGACGACGGCGGTCGCGACCGTGACCGCGGTCAATTCGCTGGCGGCGCTCGCCTCGCAGGCGTCGGCCATGCTTGGCCAGGCTTCGGTCGACTCGCCGAACGCAACGCAGGCGGTGTCGCCGGCGTCGCCGCCGGAAGACTGACACTCCGGTTGCTTCGCGTATCCCGGCCCCAGGGCGGCGTCCTTGGGGCCGGGATTTTATTTGATGTCCGGGGGCGGGACCGATGATTACCGATCTTAAGTTGGCGCAGGCCTGTCTCGATGCATACAGCTTGCCGCCGTCGCTGCCGATCCCGTCGACCGGCACCTGCGTGCGCGTCGTCGTGAGCGGTGCCGACATCATCGTGGCGTTCCGCGGCTCGAAGACGCCGCAGGATTGGTTCCGCGATTTTTGCTGCGCGCCGGTTCACGTGCGCGAACATCCGCAGCTTGGCCTTTGCCATGAGGGTTTTTCGAATGCCGTCGAGAGCGTCTATGGCGTCATCGCCGGCGCGATCGGCGCCCATAATCTCTATGTCACCGGACATAGCCTTGGCGGCGCGCTCGCGGTCGGCTTTGGTGCGCTGTACGCGTGCGCCAACCGGCCTGTTGCGGCCATCGTGACGTGCGGCGCGCCGCGTTTCGGCATGCAGCCTTTCGTCGACGTGCTTAAGGCCGTCACCGTCCGTCAATACCGCAACGGCAACGATCCGGTTCCTGATCTGCCGTTCGACGTTCCGCCCGACTTTGCTTTTGTTGATACGCGCGCGCCGATCGGCATCGGCGTTCCGCGCGCGATCGACATCGAATGTCATCCGATGGCCGCGTACCAGGCCGCGTTGACCGCGTATGTCGCAAAGCAGGAGGGGAGCATTGCAGCAGCAAGCTAAGGGGCAGGATGCGCTGGGCGTTCGCGTCCGCACTGTCGAGGAAGGGCTGCGGGACCTTAAAAAGGATTTTTCCGGCCTGGAGCAAAAGTTCGAGACGTCGATCGGCCAGTTGGGCACGGAATTGCGCACCGCGCTTTCGGTGCTCGCCGATCGGGTCGTGGCGCGCTCGCAGCCGAATTTCATGGTGCTGATTTCCGCGGCGGGCGTGCTCGCGTCGGCAATGACCACGGTCGGCTATCTGGCGCTGTCGCCGGTGCAGGCGAACGTGGCCGCCTTGCAGCGCGAGATCGTGCCGCGTGAGGAATATGACCGGCGCGCGGTCGATATCGATCACCGGCTTGGCGACACCGCCGGCGCGGTCGAAGAAATCCGGCGCGAGCGCTACCAGGAACAGCGCGACACCATTGCGCGCCTGGCGGCCGAGTTGCGCGAGGTTCGCGCCCGCGCCGCCGCGCCGCCGGCGCGCGCGGTCCCATAGGGCGCGTCGGCCGGGTGAATCCATTTTTGTGGCGTTATGTGGCGTGGCGTTGCGTCGGTTGTGTCGGGTTGCGTCGCGTACCCTTCAATAATCCTCCCTGTTTGAACTTAAAGCCGCCCGGCCCGGTCGTCGTAACGCCGGCCGGGCGGCCTTTTTGCGTCTAGCGCGCGGCGAATTGACCGGGAAACCGGACAAAAGGACTTGACCGGAAAACCGGACAGAGCGAACGGGACCCTAAGCCGGGCGATGGGCCTGGCGAGTCGGCTTTAGGAGGGCCGCACACATGGTAAATCCCGCAGCCAGGGCCACTCTTGCCCTCATAATTCTGGTCGCCGGCGTTGCCGGCGCGCACGCGGCGCCGTCATCGACGTCGCCGGCGCCGGCCGTTCCGTCGCCGAACGTCACCACGGCGCCGGTGCTGCGCTTTCCAAACCGTTGGGCATACTACATGGCGGCGCTGTCCTGCCCGAATAGTCACGCGCGCCGCGTCGCGACGTGCTGGAACGACGTCAAGCAATGCTTGAGCGGCTATCGCGACGACGGCACGCTGATCGGCGAAATCACCAACGCCGACCGCACCGCGGTCATCGCGCATCTGAATTGCGGCGGTTCGATCTGCTACAACCTCGATACCGGCGACGCTTTCTATAACGGCCGGCACATCGTGCAACTCGATCTGAAACAAGATATGCGCGCCGCCGATGTCGCGGCGGTGCGCGCGCAATGCTCTGCCCCGGCCGATAACGGAGGCGCGCAATGAAGGTTGTTCGCCTCAATGAAGACGACGCGGCGTTGATCGCCCGCGCCTTCCTGCCGCACAATCCGAACAAGTTGCGCGGCCCGCTCGAAACCCGGCAGGCGCTTAAGGATGCCTGCCATCGTTTCCGCGAGGCGCTCGCGGTCGCGGCCGAGCCGCAAGCTGGTGATCTAAGCTTCGTGCATGAGACGCTCAAAGGTTGCCGCGCGGCGCTCGCCGGCGAGCCTGGCGCGCCGCCGGCGGCCGAACTGCTCGGCGCGCTTCGCGTCGCCATCCATGGCTTTGAAGGCTAGGAGGGCACAATGGCTTCCAAGCTTACCTTCGGCACAACAAGTCCTTACCACTGCGGTTGGCAAGGTTGGCGCGATAGGATCGAGGTGTTTTTAGATGGCGTTCACGTCGCCGATTTGGTCGCATCTGGCCCAAACAGGCGGCAAATGCGTTACGGTTTGCGCACCCACCATCCTTCACTGAAGCAGTATCCCGCCATCGCTCTGCCTGTCGGTATCAAAGCCGCCAAAAGAGCCGTTCGGGCTGCTCTTGCGAAAGGGGATGGCGTTTAGATGAACGCGAAACGGCGTAAGCAAATAAGCGCCGCGATCGAGCACCTGGCGCAAGCCAGGGAAATTCTCGAAACGGCGCAATCTGACGAGCAAGACTATTTCGACAACATGCCGGCCGGTCCCGCCGGCGGGGAAAAAGGCGATCGGGCGCAAGCCGCGGCCGATGCATTGCAAGAGGCCGTCGACGCGTGCGAGGAAGCAACTGGCGCGGCGGAGAGGGCAATGGAATGAAGCGGTCTAAACCAAAAACGCCGGCGCGGCTCACGCCGGCGTTTCTCGCCAAGGTCGGCCAGGCGCTGCACGGCCCGTCCTGGCGCGCGGCGCTCGCCGGCGATCTTAACGTATCCGAACGGACCGTCCGCCGTTGGGCGGACGGCACCACGGCGATCGCCGCCGGCGTGCGCTTCGATCTGATCGTGCTGTGTCAAACCCGCGCCGCTGATCTCGCTGGCCTGGTCAAGACGCTGGAGGAGCGCTTCGTAGGGTGACGGCGCTGACTTTCAGAGAGTCGGTCGTTTCGGTGGCGGTATCGGTGGCGGAAGGCCTGGTCAATTCAGCTAAGTGTTGGTCGGAGTGGCAGGATTTGAACCTGCGACCCCCTCGTCCCGAATTTTTGCCGCACCGTCGAGAACACGCATTTACGGCCATTTCCGCGCGGTCCCGCGCCGTTCTTTTCGTGTTTTGTTCCGTCGTTTCGGTGGCGGAGCGGTGGCGGGATCGCTTTGTTCACGGTTCCGCGCCGGCGCTGTTCTCACCATGCGGCGGAACGCCAGACGGGCGCCATCGAGGTGGTCGGGATGGTGGTGGCCGTAGGTCTGATGCAGCGTCTGCGGGCTCATGCCGATGAAGCCCGCCGCCTGCCACAGATCCGTGCCGGCCTGCATCTGCCAGGTCGCGCTGGTATGGCGCAGCGTGTGCGGCGTGACGTCGTCAAGGCCGCAGTCGCGCGCCACGCTGCGAAAGGCGCGGTCGCAATCGTGCACCGCGTCGCCGTTCCATTCGACCGGGTGTTGTTGTCCCTTGCGTTTCCAGCGCCGCAAATGCGCCAACAGGCCCGGCGGCAGCGGGATCGGCGGTTTGCGTTTTTTTGTTTGACGCTCGCCTGGCGCGCGGCGGTAAAACACGCCGCGGTCGACGTCGATATAGCCGTGGCCGGCTTTTGGCTTGAATGATGCCGCGCAGATCGCGCCGGCGCGGGTGCCGGTGTAGAGTCCGATCAGGATGAATCTGGCGACGTGCTTGCGGCTCGCCCGGTCGGTCGGCTTGCCTTTCTGGATTTCGCGATAGCGCCAGGCGCTGCGAATAAGCTTCGCCGCTTCCGGCCGCGTCAGCCACCGATCGCGCGGTTCGTTTTTCTCCGGCAGCCAAACGCTGATGACGCGATCGTGGTAGCCTTCGCGGCGGTGCAGGTTTATCGCCGCGCGCAACAGGCTCAAGTCGCCGGCGGCGCCGGTGGCCGTGCCGCGGGCCTTGACGAAGGCGCGGCATAGTTCGCCGTTGATGTCGCCCAGCATCGTGGCTTCGCCGAAATAGGACGCCAGCCGCGCAATGTGGGCGCGCGCGTCGTCCGGCCGCGCCAGGCTTTCGACCTTTTGTTCGAGATAAAGATTTAGGACGTCGGCGATCGGAATTTGATCGGGATCACGCAGGCGCTTGGCGGCGCCGCCGTGCTTTTGCGCGAGATAGGTTTGGAGCGCTCGCTCTGCGCCCGCAAGGTCACGCGCAAGGCATCCAGTGCCGGTTTGCACGCCGCGATCTTTGATAATCCAGACGGCGTCGTGCTGGCCGCGGCCGTCATGCCGTCCGGGGCGGAGCCAGAGGTAAGGGCCTTTTGCGCGGCGCGGCATAGCTTTCTCATGCGGCCGATCGCCGCCAAGGTCGTGTAATCCTTGCCCGCGATCCGTTCAATGTCCAGCCGCCCGCGTTTGCCTTCGAGGCGAAGTCCATGCGCCGTCATGGTGCCGTCCGGGAAGGCGAACGCCGCGGCCACTTCAAGCCGCAGCGGCGTGTCGGGCGTTATCTGGTCGCGCGGTGGAATTTGCGCTTTCACGGCGTGCGCTCCGGCGGTCCGCTTTATCCTTGCGCGCGGCGGTTGGCGTGCCGGCGCGCCCGCGCGGCATAGGCGGCGATCTGCGCCGGCGTCCAGCCGAGGATTTCCATGTCGTCTTGCGACATCGCGCCGGCCGCGGCGGCAAAGATGCGGAAATCGTCCGCCATTTGCATCACCGCGCGCTGGTCGCAAAGCGTGCTGCGATCGAGGAATGGGCTGTAGGCAGGGCTGAACGCTCGCTTATCGACGACGATTTGGCGCGTGGCGTTGGAACATCTTGGCATTTTGGCCTCCTTTCGGGAAGGCGGCCATTATGCAAAACGCATTGTCAGTGTCAATTCGTTACGCATAGTCGAAAGGAACGGGTTTTTACTCAGCCTCGTCGGCCGCCTCCACCGTGAACCAGAGTCCCATCGATTTTTGCAGCGTGAACTTGCGCTCCTCTGTTTCAATCGACATCAAATTGCCGACCGGCAACGCCTCAATAAGGAGCGAAATAATCTTACCGCGATCTTTGTCGCTGACTTCAGGGGTTGTGACGCTGATAGCCGCTGCATAGGCGCGCAGGCACTTACTGCTGTCCATCGGGTTTCCTGCGGTGCAAATAATCGTCAGCTCGGTCATGTCGGCGCCGCCTTTTGCCGAAGATGCCATGATCTGCATGATATCGCCGATGCGGAAAGTGCAGACCGTCCGTTTATTTTTATCCCCCGGCAGGCATCCGAAGCGCTTAATTGGGTCGCGAACGTTGAGGACGTCAAGTTGATGGCGCATCGCCGCCGGGAACGTGGCAAATGACAACGGCTTGAGCGTGTCACTGTCCGCCATGCACTGCTGGCTGGCTGCAGCAAGGGCGACGACTGCGGCGGCGAGCTCTTTCACGGGCTTCCCTCCTATTGCGGCATCATGCTCTTGACTCGCGCCGCCCATTCGACAGCGACGTCAAGGATCGGCGGTTCGGTTTGCGATATCAGGTGGAACAGGCCGCGTGCGCGGCTGCGCTGTAGTTTTTTAATCAGGATGCGGCCGTCCTCCAGCCCAACGACGCATAGCCTGCCCATTAAATCCGTTGTGACCGGCCGGCGCACGTCGTCGTAAAAAACCAGCCATTTGTCGAATAGGGAGCCGAGACTTTCGCCGCGAATTTCAACTGCCACTGTCGCTTCGCTGGCCCATTCCGGTGCCGGCGCTTCACCGATCGGGCCGCCCGGAGGCATGAAATGCGCTTCGGCGCCGGCGCTGACGTAACCCACCAAGGGTACGCGGCGTTGTCCCGTTGCCGTCGCCGGCAATGGCGCGACCCGGCGTTCACGTGGCCCGCGTTCGGTTAGCAGCCATTCGAGCGCGACGTTGAATTTTCTGGCGTAAAGCTCGGCACTGTCCTTGAACCCGCGGCTGCCATTTTCGTGGCCGGCGTAGGTTTGTGTATTTATCCCCATGGCCCGCGCGGCGGCGGTCGCGGTCGGAAAAAGCTTCTCTCGGGCCTCTTTGAGGCGGTGGTGGGCTTCCATGACGATGCAGAATGCATAGGGGTAGTATGCAGGGGGCGTTGACACACACTATGCATATTGCATAGTTGCCCCATGCTTGATTCGACTGCGATCAGGGTGGCGCGGGAGCGTTGCGGGGAAAGCCAGGCTCGGTTTGGCCGGCGGTTCGGCGTTGACCAGGGCACGATCTCGCGCTGGGAAGCCGGACGCCTTCCTAAGCGCGGCCTGGTGCGCCGGGCGGTCGAACGCGAACTTGCTGATCTTAAGCGTAGCCGGAGGCCGCGATGATGGGCGCGCCGGCCGGCCTTTTGTGCGGGGCTCTGTCATGCGTGCACACTCGCCGGCGGCGATTGCGCCGTCGATTCTCGGCACTGACAAAAGTGGCAGTGTTTTCGCCATTTCATGGCAGCGGATTTTTCGCGAGGCCAAGCTCTACTGGCCGCGCAACACCGCCAAGCATCTGGCGCGGATTACCGGCTGCAGCGTCCGCACCTCGTATCGTTGGCTTGCCGGCAAATCCGAGCCGCCGGGCGGCGCCATTGTCGCCGTCGTGCTGGCGCTGCGCGCCGAATACGTGGCGCGCGGCCGTATCTTCGAGCAGCTCGAACTTGGGCTCGATTAATTCCCGCGCACCGGACCGGCGGGGCGCGGCATGACCGAGCGCTCGCGCCTTTCCCGTCCGCAGATCGTCGTCATGCGCTCGCTGTTCATGCGTAGCGGCGGCGTTCCGGTTTCGCTGGGGCGACGATTGCGCGGCTACGTGGTGCCGCTTTGGCGACGCGAACTGATCCATGTCTGGCACCGCACGTCGCCTGAACGCGGCGCTGAAGGTCCTTATTACTCGCTGACCCAGGCCGGTCGGCGTCTCGCACAATCACTGTTCGACCGTGCGCCTCGGCGGTCCTCAGGGGCGGAGCAACATCTATGATCAACCATCCGAACCGTTCCAAACAAAAGGAGCGGGCCGTCCTCGTCACGACCAGCCATCGCGGCGTCTTCTTCGGCTACGCCACCGATATCGATGGCGCCGTCGTTAATCTTCGCGCCGGCCGCAACTGCCTCTATTGGTCCGCGGACGTGAAGGGCTTTGCCGGCCTCGCCGCAACCGGACCAAGCAAAAGCTGCCGCATCGGTCCTGCGGTCGACATTCAGCTTCGCGACATCACCAGCGTCTCGCTCGTCACCGACGAGGCGGCGAAGGCCTGGGAGGCCGCGCCGTGGAAATAGTGCCGTCGGCAAGCGTCGTCCGGGGCGCAGTCCCGGACGCCATTTTATTTGATCGCTCCGGCTACGGCTACGGCTACGGCGACGGCTACGGCTACGGCTCCGGCTACGGCTACGGCGACGGCTACGGCTCCGGCTACGGCGACGGCTACGGCGACGGCTACGGCGACGGCTACGGCGACGGCTACGGCTACGGCTACGGCTCCGGCTACGGCTACGGCTCCGGCTCCGGCGACGGCTACGGCTACGGCGACGGCTACGGCTACGGCTCTGAAGAATATTGGCTGTCCACTATCGATGCTTTCGCATCGAAGTGGCCAGAAACTCTCCGCTCGCGGCTCGCTGCGCTGCGCCGCGAGGGGGCAACGATCGCCTTTTGGCGATCAAACAACGACGGCCAGCCGGCGAATAACGGCGGTCAGATCGAGCCGGCCGCGCCTGGCGTCGTTCACACCGCGCCCGGCCCGCTGAATGTCTGCCATCGCGGCACGCTGCACGCCACCTTCGTTCCACCAAAATGGAAGGGCGACCGCTGGTGGATCGTCGCCATGATCGGTGAAACGGCGCGCGTGGACGACAAGATCGGCGCGCTCAAGCGCGAAATCATCGGCGAGTGTTTGTAACGTCTTGCGCGCGGCTCTGACGCCCTAGCCGCTTCGGACCGCGCGTCTTTTTCAGTTCCGCGTATCGGGAAAGTCAACGCCGCCGAGATCGTCTTGGCGGCGAACGGCCGCGGCTTGTCCGCGGGCATGGCTGGGGGATTGCGATGACGATCAATAAACGCGCGGCGCTGGTCGCGGCGGTCATACGGCCCGCGGCGCATCCGCGCTTCTACGTCCGCTCAACCGATAGCGCCACCATGGTGAAGGTCGGCCGCGGTTGTTTCGTTGCGCTCGAACCCGCGCGCGCGTTCGGCCTGATCACGGACGTCGAATATCGCGGCGTCTATATCGCCCGCCATGGACGGCCGCCGATCGAACAAGGAGGCGGCCAATGATGATGTTGCTCGCGCTCAATGCCGCGCAGCTTCTTTTTGTTGAGCACTGCGTCGAGTCCTCGGCGGTCGTGCTGTCGCTGTCGCTGTCGCTGTCGCTCGGTGTCATCGTCGGCTGGAGAGCGCGGCCATGAACGCGCCGCGCACGCTGTTCGACGATGTCGCGCTGCTCGGCGACATCACCGCCTTCGCCGGCCGCATGCTGGCGAAGCCGTTGGCGCTGCCGCCCGGCGATTGGGCCGAGGCCATCGAGGCGTTCGATCAAAAGCTGCACGCGGCGGTGGTTGAAAGCGCCCACCGTTCTTTCGTCGGCAATTTCGCGCCGGTGCTGCTCACCGCCATGCGCGCGTCCGTCGCCGCGCACCGCTGCCGCGATCGCTGCGCGCCGCGCTGGGACTCGCTGATCGGTCATTTGGTGCCGTGCGTGCGCGAAGACGCGGACGCGCTCTTGGCAAAGGCGGAGGAGGCTTAAAATGGCGAAGCGCCCAACCAAAGCAACAAAGCGGGCCCAGGCGCGCAGGGTGCGCAGCGTTCGCCGCCAGGTCGTGGCCGCGGTCAAGAAAGGCGGCAAGCCCGGCGATGTTCCGCGCTTTGAGGCCGTGCCGCGCGCCGAGGGTTGGTTGCCGCCGGCGCGCAACGAGCATGCGTATCGCGGCGAACGGCGCCCGGTGGTGCAAATCAAAGTCGGCAAGCGCTTTCGTAAGGACATGGGCGATGTCGCGGCGCTGGCGCGCTCGATCAATAAAGAGGGCTTGCTGCAGCCGATCGTCATCGATCGTGACGGCAACCTGATCGCCGGCGAGCGCCGGTTGCGCGCCTGGCAGTTGTCCATGTTCCGCACCGAGCACATCCCGGTGCATGTCGTGCCGCTGCAGACCATCGTTGCCGGCGAATGGGCGGAAAACGATCCGGCGCTGCGAAAGGACTTCAAATACACGGAGGCCGTCGCGATCCGCGAGGCCATCGAGGCCAAGGTTCGGCCGGCGGCGCTCGCGCGCCAGGCGGCAGGCGGCAAGACCAAAACCAAAGCGGCAGGCGAGCCGGTCCGCGCCGCCGAAGCTGCAGCGGCGTTTACCGGCAAGTCGCGCCGCTCGCTCGACAAGGCCGCGGTGGTTGTGGCCGCCGGCAAGGCCGAGCCGGCAAAATACGGCAAGCTCGTTGAGGACATGGACCGCACCGGCCGTGTCGACGGTCCGTACAAGCGCCTTCAAACAATGAAGGCCGCGGAGCAAATCAGGAAAGAGCCGCCGCCGCCGCCCGGCCAGGGCGCCCCGTATCGCGCCGGCGTCATCGATTGGCCGTGGGCCGCGGAACCTGAGAGCGACGATGCCTCCCGCCTGGCGCGGGGCTATTACCCCTATCCGACCATGTCGCAGGCGCAGATCGTCGAATACGCGCGCGACAAGGTGCGGCCCATTCTTGCCGACGACTGCGTCGTCGCCATGTGGATTCCGAATTTTCATCTGGTGCGCGGCTATCACGTCGCCGTGCTGGAGGCGCTCGGGCTCAGAGGCGTCACGCTGCGCACCTGGACCAAAAACGTCATGGGCCAGGGGCAAGTGCTGCGCGGCAAGACCGAGTCCGCCATCATCGCCACGTGCGGCAAGCCGGTCATTACGGTCGGCAACCTCACCACCGAACTGTCGGCGCCGGTCGACCGCAAGCACCACTCGCGCAAGCCGCAAAAGTTCTACGACGATTTCGAGCTCCTGGTCGCCGCGTCGCGTTACTTTTCGCTGTTCGAGACGGCCGACCGCGGCCCGAAATGGGACGGCCACGGCGATAAGGCGCCGGCGGCGCATCGCGTCGGGGCCGCGGCATGAAAAACAGACTCTCGGACCTCAACGACCATCTATTTGCGCAGATCGAGCGGTTATCCGACGAAAGCCTGAGCGGCGGTCAGCTCGAGCTAGAGGTGTCTCGCGGAGAAGCAATCGTCGCGGTCGCTGATCAGATCATTCGAAATGCCAGCCTCAAAATCCAGGCCGCGAAAATTATGTCGGATCACGGCCTCGACCCGTCTCGGTTTTTAGATGGTGTGCACGCGAGCCCAAAGTTGATCGGGGACAATAAGTCGTGAGGAGGCGCGCGATTTCATATTCCGTCGCGGAAATGGCGTGGCTTGAGGCCAATCAGGCAATGATCATCAGCGATTATCACTACGCCTTCTGCGCCGCGTTTGGCCGAACCGACGTCGCCGCCATTCATTTGCACGGGCTGCGCAAGCGCAAGGGCTGGAAGGTCGGTCGCGCGCGCGGCCGCTTCGCCGGACGGCACCTGCGATACTCTGCCGAGGAAATTGCTTGGCTGAGCCAAAACCGTTCGATGGAGATCGGCGCCTATCATCGTGAATTCTGCGCAGCCTTCAGGCGCAAAGACGTGACGGCCGAAAATCTTCTCGGCTTGCGCAAGCGCATGAAGTGGAAAACCGGCCGGACCGGGCGGTTCGAAAAAGGCGCGGCGCCGTGGAGCAAGGGTAAAAAACTCGGCAACAATCCCGGCTCGGCGCGGACGCAATTTCGGAAGGGCGCGCTGCCTCACAACGTGAAATATGCCGGGCATGAACGTGTCGGCTCGATCGGCTATGTGGAAATCAGCATCAACGAGACCAACCCTCATACCGGCTTCGAACGTCGCTATGTCCTGAAACACCGTTGGCTCTGGCAACAAAAGCACGGCCCGATTCCCGATGGCATGGTGCTGAAATGCAAGGGCGACGTGCTCGATACAGATCCATCTAATTGGGAACTGGTGCCGCGCGCATTGTTGCCGCGCCTCAACGGACGGTTCGGCCGCGGCTACGACGATGCGCCGGCGGAACTTAAGCCGACGATCATGGCTGTCGCCAAGCTGGAACAGCGTCTCTCATTAAAATCGAAGCGAAAGGCCTCCGAACAATGAGCGGAACCCTAAACAAGGTTTTGTTGATCGGCCATCTTGGCGCCGATCCTGAAATCCGGCGCACGCAAGACGGCAAGCCGGTGGTGACGCTGTCGATCGCTACCGGCGAAACCTGGCGCGACAAGGCGTCGGGCGAGCGGCGTGAAATTACCGATTGGCACCGCGTCGTCATCTTCAACGAGAACCTTTGCAAGGTCGCCGAGCAGTATCTGAAAAAGGGCTCCAAGGTTTTTGTTGAGGGCCAGCAAAAAACCCGCAAGTGGCAGGATCAGGCCGGCACCGATCGCTACACCACCGAGGTGGTGCTCGGCGCCTATCGCGCCGAGTTGGTGCTGCTCGATCGCTCCGACCGGCCGGCGCCGGCGCCGGCCGATTACGGCACGTCGTCGACCCGCTCGCCTGGCCCGGCGCCGACCGCCGCCGGCGGCGCGCGGCCGCGCGGCGACATGGACGATGAAATCCCGTTCTGAGGCCGGCGGTCATGAAACGCAAAGCCGTTCGCTTCGATCCGGCGCAATGCCCGCGCTGCAGCCGCCCGATGCGCATCGTCGGCGGCTTGCGGCGTTGCGGCTGCGGCCACGTCGCCGGCGAACAAAATCCAATGAGCGAGCAGCCGCGCAACGATGCGGGCCGCGTTGAGCCGCGATTGCAGGAGGAGCGATATCAATGACCACGGAACGCGTGCGCTTGCCGAACCGGCGCTATCACGAATCGTTTCAGTTCGTCCACGACAGCCAGATCTACACGGTCGGCATCGGCCGCTATCCGGACGGCCGTCTCGCCGAAATGTTCCTGGATTGCGGCAAGTCCGGCACCGCGGTGCAAACGCACGCGCGTGATTCCGCCGTCCTGGTGTCGCTGCTCGTTCAGCACGGCGTGTCGCTGGCGCAGGCGCGGCACTCGCTCACGCGGTTGCCGGACGATCGTGCGTCCGGGCCGATTGGCGCGCTGCTCGATCTGCTCGCCGGCGAAGAGCCGCCGCCGGCGGCGCCGCTATCTGATTGTCCCTTGGAGCGCGCCGGCCTCCGCGGCTGTTCCTGTATTGATGACGTCGAAAAGGATAAATGCCGGCGCCGTTTTTTGGTGGCCGAGGCGGCGGTCGATGCGGCGCGTCTCGATCGCTGCATCTGTGCAGAGTCCGGCGTCGCGGCGCCGGCGGCCGGATGCGACGCCTGCGATCATGCGGAGGCGCTGTCATGATGCGCCTGGTCGCTTTGCTGCTCGCCGGATTGCCCGATCCCGCGGCAACGGCCGCCGGCTCGCCGGGCGCCGCGGCGGCGCCATCGCATTCGTATGGCCTTCCCGGTTGCTGCGGCATGAACTGGACCGACGACGACAAGCGCCGGCGCCCCGACGCCTGGCGCCGGCATCTGGAGGCCGTGTCGTGATCCGGGTGACGATCGAATTGCTGCCCGGCGGCAGCGAAACCGGCAAGCGCGTCATTGGCCTTATGGAAATGGCGCTGATCAGCGCGCCGCGGCTCGACGGCACCGCCGATTACGCGGTCTCGCTGAAAAAGTCGCCGCCGTTCTCCGGCGCGCTCCGCGAAGCTTGGAAGCGCGGCCGCGTGCGCAGCGAGGACGGCGCGCTTAATGCCGCGCTCGCCGGCGAAGACGACGCCGTCGTCGTCGGCCTGGTCACCGGCCACCACCGCATGCGCCGCGGCGTTTACGACCTTTTGTTTCGCGGTTTGAAGGCGTGCGGGCTGCACGTGCGCAATCCGCAGCAAGCCGCGGAGGCCGCCCATGGCTGATGCGCTGGTCGCCTGTCTCTGTCACGCGCTGCAGTTCGTCGGGGCCTATGCGCTCGCCTATTGGGCGGCGCGCGGCATCGAGCCGCTGCTCGACCGGCCGCGGGTTACGCCGGGGCTCGACGATGGGGCCGCGTCATGAGTCCCATTCTTTATTTCCTGCCGCGCACTGCGGAGAGCGAGATCGTCAAGCTCGGCGACGTCATGATCGGCGAGGTGGGCAATTTCTCCCGCGCACCGGCGGCGCATTTTACGGTCTATCTGCCCGACGAGCAGCGCGGCTTTCGCCCGGCAAAGAGCATGCACGAGGCGCGCGTCGCCGTCGTGCGCGCCGTGGAGCAATGGCTGGTTCGCGTCGGCGTGTTCTATCCCGGCCAATCGATCGACATTGAAGCGCCGACCGACAGCGAACTTGAGGCCGTATGAGCGACGCGCCGGCAGCCGAGCAAAAATGCACCGCGCGCCTGGTCGGCACCGTGTTCGAGTGCGTGCCGTGCGCGCTCGCCTGGGATGAAGCCGATCCGTCGCCGCGGCCGCCATGCGGCAAGGCTACGTTCACGCGCCTGGTCGAGGCTGTGCTGACCGAAGCCGCGCGCATCGAGGGCTCGCAGCGCGCGCTGGTCGCCGCCGGCGATCGCGCCTTCCGCTATCGGCCGTATCTGACGCGCGCCATAGAATTGCGCGCCTGCGCCACGGCGCTCGAAAAATTCCGCGAACTGCTTCACCGGGACGGAGGCCACCATGACTACTGAAACGGAGCGCAAATTCATCAAAGAGCGGCAACAGGCCTATGGCCGGGCGCTGGCGGCCGCGGCGATGTCGGTTCGATCAAATAGCAAGCTTGTCGGCGCCGATCGTATTCGCACGCCGATGGCGGAGCGCGCCGCTCTGAAGGCGCTCGCCTGTCCGGGCGTGAACGGATTCGAGGTGCCGTCCGGCGCCGGCCCGGTCGCGCCGGCGTTTCTGGAAATCATTCAGGCGGCGTTTGCCGACGCGGTCGCGGCCGCCAGGGGGGCGTTGGCATGAATTTGCGGAAGAAAGCCCGGCGGGAATGGAAAGTGTGGCGCAAGTTCAACCGCGCCATGCGCTTTGCGCCGGCCGGCACGCGCTTCGAGGTCGGCGCCTCCTACAATGCCGGCCACGGCTGGCGGCCTTATTACCGGCTCGGCGCCGGCGCCGCTTGCGTGTTCCTGTCGCCGGCGGAGGCCCGCGGCCTGGTCGCGCTGGTCGACGGATTTAAGGTCGCGCCGGCGGCGTGGCGCCTGGCGCCGGTAGTGATCTTGCATCTGTTCGGCGAACTGAAACGCGCGGCCGACGATTGCGACCGCAAGAACAAGTCCGGCGAGATCATGCTGCCAGGCATGGTGGCGGAGCAGCCGGCGTGATCCGCATCCAAATCGACAAGCGCGCGCTTGAGGATGATGCGCCGGAAACGGCCGGCCTCGCCTATGCGGCCGGCTGGCGTATCGAAGAGGACTTTTGGTGGGTTCGGCCGTGTCCCGATCCGCCGCCTTTGATGGAGCCTTGCTTTTGGGAGCAGCGGCATGTGTTCGCGCCGGATGCTGCCTCCGCGCTCGCTTTCGACGCTTGGAACAAGAAAATAACAACAAAATGAAAATCTCCGACGCCGCGCTCGCCGACCTGAAATTGCGCCACCCGTGTTGCGACGTGGCGGCGCAATGGGTGAAGCTGCGCAAGCGCGGCAAAAAATACATTGGCCCCTGCCCGCTGCATTCGGCCGATCCCGCCGCCAAGGACTCGACATCGTTCGAGTGCGATGCGGAGGGCTGGGTTTGCGCGGTCTGTCATGACGGCGGCGACGTGCTGCGCCTGGTCGCGCTCCGCCACGGCCTCGATCCTCGCGCCGATTTTCTCGCCGTCATCGATCTGCTCGGCGGCGTCGCCGAGCCGTCGCCGGAGCGCGCCGCCGAACTGGAAAAGGAGCGCGCGCTGCGCAAGGAGCAGCGCGAAAAGGAGTCGAACGAATACCGCGAGAAGGAACGCCGGCGCGCTTTTGAAATCTGGCACGCCGGCGCGGCCTGGCGCGGCACGCCGGTGGAGCAATACTTGCGCGAGGCGCGCGGCATCACCGTGCTGCCCGAGCGGTTGCTGCTCCGCTTCGCGCCGGTGGTCGCCTATTTCGACGGCGAGGAAACCGACCAAACAACAGGCCTTACCCGCCCGCGCGTCGTGCATCGCGGCCCGGCGCAACTGGCGCCGATCGTCGACGCCGGCGGAACGTTCCGCGGCGTGCATGTCACCTGGCTCGACCTGGCGCGGCCCGGCGGCAAGGCCACCATCACAGATCCCGCCACCGGCGAGGTGCTGGTGTCGAAAAAGAGTTACGGGTCGGTCGGCGGCAACGTCATTCCGTTGGTGGAGGCGCCGGCGCCCGATGCCGGCGGTCTTACCGGCTACGCCGGCGAGGGCATCGAGACGGTGCTGTCGGTCTGGTCGGCAATGACGCGCGCCGGCCGCGACCTGTCGCGCGTCTGGTTTCGCTCCACCGTCAGTCTCGGCAACCTTGCCGGCAAGTCGGCCGAAAGCGTCCGGCATCCGACGCTGAAGGATAAGGCGAAGCGCGCCTTGCGCGTGCCGGGGCCGCAGCCTGATCCGGCCGACAAAGGCTTCGCCGTGCCGCACGGAACGTCACACGTCGTGCTGCTCGGCGACGGCGATAGCGATCCCTTCACCACTCGGTGCGCGCTGCACCGCGGCTCTAAACGGCTTGAGGCCGCCGGCATCGGCGCGTCGGTCGCCATGGCGCCGGACGGCGAGGATTTTAACGACCAGTTGCGCGGTTTGGGCGGCGCGCTCGCGGTCGACGCCGCGATCGGCGCGGCCGCGCCGCTCGCCGATCCGACCGCGGCGCCAAGTTCCGGTCGCGAGAGCGGGACCGGCAGCGAGCAAAAAGCCGATCCGGCTTCGGCCGCGGCTTCGGCTCCGCCGGCGCCCGCGGCCGAGCCGGATGCGGCGCCGCCGCCGCCCGAGCAGGAGAGCGGCGAGGACAATAATAATGTCATCGTCCTTCCCGTTACAAATAAACGGAAGGGCAAGCGCGGCGACGGCAAAAAGCCGGCGAAGCAAACGGCCGCCGCCGGCGCCGGCGGTGATGACGAAGCACCG